AGATTTTGAGAGGAGTCGAGTAAAAGTAAGAATGAGTGTCGTCTCTCACTCAACTCTCACTTTTCAATTTGAGACTTGAAAATAGACATGGCGTTTTTTAATAAAATTGTGGTTAAAATTTCATTTATGGATAAATGACAGAGTTTACTTTAATTTGACCCGAGTAGTCGAAAACGAGTACTGTGAGTGTGACTCTTAGAGACGAAGAATAGAGGACTAGAACGTGTGATTGAACGAGTCGGATTTGTCTCGAACCCATACTTTTTGGGGGTCTACTCTTAGATTTTGAGTTGAGTCGAGTGAAAGTTGAGTTGAGTTGAGTGTCGTCTCTCACTCAACTCTCACTTTTGATTTTGAGACTTGAAAATAGACATGGCGAAAAATCTTAGTTTTATGGTTAAAATTTCATTTATGGATAAATGACAGAGTTTACTTTAATTTGACCCGAGTAGTCGAAAACGAGTACTGTGAGTGTGACTCTGAAAGTCGGAAATCAGAAAGACTTTTAATGAATTTTTTCCAAGGGTATAACCTAGGGAAAATGTTCAATTTTCATTTTAATGGAAGAAAGAACCATTAAAATGAAATATGGGATTAATCCACTATTTTGTTTTTAATGGTTAAAACGACCATAAATTTGAAAAGAAAAAGAAACGGTTTGATTTTTTAGAAAATAAAAATGCGGCAAAAATTGATATGGGTTTTTATTATACTTCATCTATCGACAATGGTCTTACAACACTCGACATGTCATTGTCCTGAATGTCGTAGCGCAGAGTGTTGTTGTATCCCCCATTTGGGGTCGTGTCTAGCAAGACATGGACATCCAGGTAAGTGTTGTGGAAGAATGTACTGTTGTAAGACTAGTTACAGAGACATTTCTGGTTTGTGCAAGTATGCTACGGAATGCTAAATTTTAATGCTTATTTAAAGCATTAAAATTTTTTTGACCTAAACGTCGTATTTTTGGTCATTAATGACCATCATTTCGGCAATTAACTCTTCTTCTGTTATGGCTTCGTTCAAGTCTATGTTGTTACCTTCGAAAGTGACACCTCTACTTCGGCGACGAAGCCGCCTACGTAGGCGCGTAGCGCCTTAGTAGCCTTTAAGTTTAAGCTTTTACTTAAAGCCTTATTAATTTTAGGGTACTACAAAGGACTTTTTTAATCATATTTGACTCGAAAAGTCCAATATCTTAAAAATTTTTAAAGCTTTTAAGAAGCTTTAAAAATTGATTCAAAATAGGGTTAGTAGTAACCGCCGAGTTCACGATAAGGTGAATTATTAGCATACATCATACCCGACTGACACTGCCTGTTGTGCTGCTTACTTTGAGCCTGTGCTTGTTGATAGCTATCGTAGGTACAAATTCCACCAGGTTTAACATATGATGATAATTGTTGGCCAAATGTACCACCGGTGTTGTGAAGATTTCTCATGAACTGATGTGATTGTTGGGCATCTTGAAACCTTTCATCATACAACCATTCTCCTGTGATACCTTCCATAGACAGATTGATGTATGGGATATATTGTGGTCTAGACACCTCATTTTCTACATGAAGTCTGTCTAGAGCGCTGTTACAACCGGCACTTTTAGTGTTGAAACTGTCTGGGCAAACTGGTCTGCCAGCAAGGTCAAAACCCGTCCACAAAGGGCAAGTTTTTTCCGAAGCCGGACCTATAATACGATGTGATTCGAGCCTATTGGCCCATTCTGGGTTAACCTTACACGTGCGTAAAGCTGATTCTAAAGATATAGCTCCTGCGGACATTTATTTACTCATTTTTAAAAGTGGATTTGATACTACTAGTGCTTAAAAGTGTGTTGGTTTTCAAAGTTTAACCACTTCCCACACTTTTCGTTTGTTATGGTCGATTCTAAAGCTAGGGAAGGTGTTTCTTAGATGGTTCTCGAACTGCCTTCGATGCACCACGTTATTGTTTGGTTCAAAAGAGGTTAAAGAAGACCTTAAATTGATTCTGGTGTATACAAATTTTGTAGACAAATACTTGATTTTTTCCCCAATGCGGGGGGGTGTCTATTATATCAGAATCAAAGATGGTGGTTAGATCGACCTCTGGTTCTCCAAATCGTTTATATTTATATTATGGGTATTTTTTATTTTATTGAAAATGGGTCATCTTGAGCTCGAATGGTTCAATACATTATTTTATACTTGAAACCATCATCTTTTTCAATCTCTTTTTTCGAGCTTGTCCAACCAGTTAGTTCTTTGATGTGGCTCCAGACCTCTTTTTTTCTCAAGTTAGTTACCTTTGCTAGTTGGTCTATTAGTTTTTTTCGTTCTATTGTTATTTCTAGTTGTTCCTCCTGTTGTTCTTTGACAATGCTCAAAATGTTATCCAATTCGTCTCTGATTACACTCGAATCTTCCTCTTCCAAATCTATAGTTTCTGTATGGTCACCTATTTGATACGTGATTTTCTTATAGTCCAATCGGGGCGGATCCATATCGTCCTCTTCCAAGCTCTCATTCAACCTAGTTTTGATAAAGTTGTTTATATAGTCGATACTCTCATCATAGTTGTCGACTATAAAGTTGACGATATCCATAAGATCGGAAAATTTTATACCACAATATAATTCAGCGTTCTCTCTGTGCTTAAAGTCGAACAACAGTTTTTGTATGTGATAATCTAAATCTTTCGAATTGTAGCATTTTTTGACCCAACAATAGTAATATGAATCTTCCTTTGGTCTACCTGTATTGTACCCTGAAATCCGACTACTCAAACGTGTGGTAGAACCAACCTTGAACAATCGTTCTCCTGAGTACATTCTAGTTGTGGCTATATAGATCCATTCCAATTTCTTTTCTTTTATGGTTACTCGTCTCATAAACTTATTGACTCGTATAGCTTTACGTTCGGCTCGTTTCAGTTGCTCTTTCAATTGTGACTCTTCTTGGTCTTTTATGGCCAGTTGCTCTTCTTTTATGGTCAGTTGCTCTTTCAATTGTGACTCTTCTTGGTCTTTTATGGCCAGTTGGGAGTCTCTTTGTCGAATCAAGTACTTCATTGTGTACTCTCCGTACGCAAACATAGCTTCCTCAAGGTTAATGTAGTAGTCTCTAACAATGTCTGCATTTTCCGTATTTAATCTCATAACGACTTTTTTAAAGGCCCTAGGTTCCATACAAATCCATTTTTTCTGAGAAAGTTGTTTTGGTAAAAGTTTAACCTCTTTTTGCACATGGGGGTATTCGATAGCTAAAGGATGTTTGTGGTCGATTTCGGTATACGGAATTTTTAGACTATCTAACAACCTTAAAAATCGTTCTTGTTTGTCTGATTGGTCTCGACCTTTATAACCCATCCATTCTAATAAATTTTGAGTTAAAATTATAGGTCGATTTTCAACCCTTCCAACCCCCCCCTGGGGGGGGGGGTTAACTTTGGAGAGCGGATACCATAAATCTTGGAACCAATCCGATGTTATATCTATGGTTAACTTCTCCTTGGAAATAAAGGAGAAAATATCCAAGAGTCCAGAGTTGTTCTCAAATTTAATGGTGCAGATAGCCTTATTTATTGCGTCTCTCAAAATTTTTTTATTTTTATCCTTTCGAGAACCATTAAGTAGGTCCATTATTCCTGGTTCTGAAAGGACCACAAGGCGTCCATCGTGATAAGACAACGTTTCAAGGTCGACTCCGCCTAACGAAGTGGGAGGTTTCAAACATCCCAACCAAGAGGGTGGGATTACAGTATTATTTTGTTCTTCTAATAAATTTTTAAGAGTCGTTTTGTGGTCTTCTGAAACCATCTTTTGTAGACTGTCTTTAATGTTCTCAAGTTCCATAATTTCGCATATATCTTTTCCGCAAAAGTGGGGATCGGATGGGTGTCCGAAAACTCTTATAATTTTTTCTTGGCCGTCTTGAATGGTGACGGTAACAGTAGTAGTGGTAGTGATTGTACTCATTATATTTATATTCTATTTTTTTCTTACTTATTTTTTAATGCTTTTTAGAAAGCATTAAAAAATTATAAATTTTCGTAAAATCTAATGGTTTCAATATCCACAACTTTATTTGTATAATTTTCATCAAAAAGTATGGTAAAATTGTCCATATAAAATTTTCTATCCTCTTCAAGCATTTTAAATGGTCCTCTATTCCTTAAAACTTCCATTACTAGCGTAGCGTAGTAAGAATAGTCTGGAAATTGAGCTGGTAAATTTTTCATTTGTGTGGTTAAATCGTCCACGCTAACATTCGAGTCTAAAAATAGACTTCTGGATGGTTTTATACCAAAATTTAAAACATCTTTTTTTTGTGGTTCTTTAGAACCACCTAAAACATTAAAAGGTTCTCTGGTTTTTTTGTTTAGTTGAGTGGTATAAAACTCCAATATAAACTTTTCAATTTTATTATACTCGGTTAGGACACTTTTAACCTGCTTTTCGGTTAATTTATTTTGAGTGGCAAATTCCATAAATTCCATTTTTGGTATTATTAGACCATCAAACATCTTTTGGGCGATCATAATTGTTGTAAATCTATTGCTTGCTTGAGGCATTGGATTTTTATAAATACGTCTGGGTACTTCAAGGTAGGAATTGATCCTATCTTCCAACTCTATACCAAACGCCACATCGGCGATCTGTCTGGGATTGGATGACCACACGTTTAAAGTGAGATCAGACCTTCCAAACGCAATTTTATATTTCCGGGTTAATGGTGTTAAATACTTGAAAAATTCTTCAAATACGGTCTTGCTCTTTCCGCTCTCAAGCTTGATATCCTCCACGAGAGTATTCCCAAATTTTTTATTTTTTGAAATAAAATTTTCTAGTTCAAAGATGTTTTTGACCTTTTCTTTACTTAGAAAATTTACAATATACAAAAGGTCTTGAGGATCCACATTTTCAACATTTGCTTTCCTCAAGATGAGTTCGTTAATGGTTGAAACTAACATTGTTATTAGATCAATATTTTTATTAATTTTAAATGGATCGATTATACCATAATGAACATTATTGTATACGACGTGACTCTTTCCATAGTCTACAATTATAGGGATATACTTGGTCTTTATTTTGTAGACAATTTCTTGGCCGTTATCAACCCTTAAAAAATACTCAATCATCACGGGTTCGGAAAGTATACTAATGATCACATTCCACGGTTTTAAATCGTGGTGAACAAAACCATATAATGTTTGTGCTATAACAAGGGAACAAGACACCTGTAATACAATTTCCAAATAAGACTTGAGTGTGCAAGTTTTTAAAAATTCTTGGAGGGTTGGACCTTTAATATACTCTTGTAAAACCGTTACCTCTTTGTAATCTTTAGTTTTATCAGAGCCGAGGTCGTGGTACTCTGGGGGTAGATAGGTTACGTTCGTCTCATCCCTGTAACCAAGTGTATACATAAAATTGGGACAAAATTTAAGGAGGTTGTTGATCACTTTTAAACCAACAAATGCTTCGTGGACAAATTCAATCTTCTTAATGGGGGTATATGTTCTTTTTCCGACGACATACTCCGCTCCAATCTGATATAAAATAACCCTGGTGGTTTTACTTTTAAAAATAGGCTTAACTTCAACCCCAACCAGAGTTATTTCCCGGTCTGGTCGCAACGCCGACTCTACAAATTTTTCTAAGCCTTTAAGAGAACCATAATTTCTACCTACATTTTTAGGGAACAACCCAGTCGATTTTTTGAAAGTATTTTGCTGTTCTTGTATTAAGGTGTCATGTTCCATACTTGTTTGAAAGATTAATGGATCGATTTTAACCTTGTAGTCACCCATATCTTGGGCTAATCGAAACAGAGTTTTTTGAAGGTTGTCTAAAACACCTTTTTTGGTTAAAAATTTTTGATAAAATTTCAAGGCGTTTTGAGCTATTGTTTTGCATTTAGAATCGTTTTTAATGCACCAGTTGATTTGATCCATTAAATCTGAAAGATCTGACTTTATTGGAACGTAGTGAACATAGGGTTCTAACAAATCAGAAAACCACATTTTCCATTTTTCAGCACTTTCAATCAGTAACACACAGCTACCCATACTCAATTCCAAAGACAATCTAAAGGCTGAAACGTGACCATCAACGTTAATTAAAAATTTATAATTACTCTGTTCTTCAGGGCTCAACTTACCCACCAAATTTAAATTTCCAACATCTGGAATTTGAAGGTATTTCGAGTCTTTATTTTTTCTTATTCTTAAATTCCAGTTTGTAATACCGACATCGAGCAAGTCTGGATGAAGACGGCCTAAACGCGCCAATTTTAGCCTTGTGTTGTTCTGGTCGTTGTAACCACAACCAGTGTTAGATCCTCTAAAAATAGCCACATTCTTTTTTGTGTCCCATTTGTGGTTAAATTTAAACGTATAATTTCGACATTTTAATGGAAAATATATACCTTCATCGGACTTTATTCGAGCCCAATCTTCGTGGGTTGGAATAGCCACATCGGCAAACCTATCGGAAGAACACATACTTAGGATAGGTGTGTACTTGTCAAATTTATATGATTTTAATGGAACATTTTCACCGTAGATATTATCATAGGGTTCTGTTCCATTTCTGGTCAATATAGGAAAGTCTCGTCTATTGACAAAGAACTCAATGTCTGGAAGGTCGCGTTCAACACACAACTCTAAAAACATTGATTTGAGTTGAGCATAGTTAGTTTCCCCCTCGTTTATGGGGTTTTCATACCTCAATATACAATTGTTCGCGTACCAATAGCTAAGGTCAAAATTGATCTTATTCGGATTAAATTTATAATTTGTATTGTTTAGTTTGTTTGATAGGTCGTTGTGAACTTTAAAAAAGTTTTCCATGTTTTGAAATTTTGGATCTATTTTTATAAGGTCAGACCATTCATTAATAAACGTAGCTTTAGAAAATGGAATAAAAGACTGAAGTTGACCATCCTTAATCTTGATAAAAATACCCTTTTTAAATTTATAAAAAATATAATTAAAGGTATCTTCAACCTGAGCTCTAGAAATATTTTTATATCCTTCAAAAGGTATAAAAGTATCAATATTTTTGAAAACATTTTGTGTTGAAATTTGTGGATCTTTTATACCTTTTTCCGTATTTGAAGACTCTGAAATATTGAGAGCCTCCCAAAACTGTTCGGTGTCCCCAACCGTATAGTACATCTGTGAAAAGTTTTTATATCTAGGATTGGTTTGAACCATAGATTTTGAAACTTTATCACAACTGGTAAAGTAATCGTAATTGAGTTGCATTTTATTTACTGCTTATTTTAAACCTTTTAAATAAAAAAAATTTCATTTTTCAGAGTGTGAATATGCGATTTTTAATGCTTAAAAAAAAAGCATTAAAAATCCATTTTTACTATTATGGCTTGCTGATAAAATTAAGGAGGATTCCAACCAATAAATTAATAATGACCATTGCGATAACAAATTCCCAAAGGGTTAGATCTCCAATTTTTCTTTCCAGAATCATTTATTAACTGGATAATTTATTAATTTTCTTCCTCGGACCCGTCATCCCCACTCTCAGCGCAATTTAGACCTAGTTCTTTTAATTCATTATCAATAACGTCATCTTCACCATTATCTTCTAAATTTAAATTTAATGGAACTTCATACCTTATTTTATATTTTTTACAAACATCTATTAAATCTTTAGTTAATGGAAGAACTTCACCGCTTTTATTTTCTACACCGACAACAATTTTCGTGGTTAAATTCATCACAAAATTGTTTGAAGAAAGTTCTGAAAATGTGTGATCATGCTCACCATTTGGCATTATTAGAATGTAGTTCGAAAACTCAGACTTTTTAACCTTAATTACAGGCTTTGTTTCTTTTATTTTTTCCGTAATTTTATGGTGAACAAGATCATTAGATTTTTTAGGAAACAATTTGTTTATTTTATGGTAAATTATATCTTTATCAACGTTAGGGTTTTTTAAAGATATATCTTCCATCAATAAATGTATTTTTTCTTTAATATAGATTTCAATGATTGATTCCATCTTTATTTTTTAAATTTTTTTATTTAAAAAATTCATTTTTTACATACCCAAACTAACCATAATCTTCCGTTCAGCCTTCTTTAACTGCGAGATATCGTCGTATACATATGGTTTAACTTTATCCATTATTTCTAAAAGTTCATTAACTGAAGATAATGGTTTAACTTTACTAAAAACAGGTTGTGGAATATTTGGTGCCACGGAAGGCTTTACTGAAGGCTTAATCGAAGGTACCACAGAAGGCTTAATCGAAGGTACCACAGAAGGCTTAATTGAAGAGGCAACCGAAGGCTTAATTGAAGGTACCACAGAAGGCTTAATTGAAGGTACCACAGAAGGCTTAATTGAAGGTACCTCAGAAGGCTTAATTGAAGGGGCAACCGAAGGTTGGGTTTCTAATGGTACAAGAGCGGTATAGTGATAATCATCAATAAATCCAAGGGGGACAACGTCCACGAAACTGTCATCGTTGCTTATAATCTGAAATTGTTTACCGTTCAAAATCAAAAGGTTTAATTTAACCATTAAAATTTCACTTATAACTTTCAGGCATATAAAATCTCCCCATACACCTGATTCAGCCATATTTTTAATATATTTTTTTACGTTTTTTTGATGTTCTTCTGGTGTAGTTTCACCACTTGAAGTCACATACTCCAAATATAAATCTAAAATTTCTGTATTGTTTTTCAGGTAGTCAACAACCATTTGTCTAAGTTCTTTATGATTATATTTTATGTTTAAGTTTAACTTTAAAGATTTACTTACCGATCTGAACAAACAGTTTCCATCCCCCTTAACTTGGACCACTTTATAGTCGAAACTTTGCGCCAAATTTTCAAGGTCTTTTTCAGCATTTAAGCCGGTATAGACTGGAAGGTCTGGTTTAACCACTCTACGTCTAGATGTTTTTGGTGTAACAGAAGCATCAACCGTTATACTCGGTGAAGAAGGTGACTTTGGAACCTTCTTTTGAATAACAATTTCTTCTTCGTCAGATTCAAGATTCATTAAATCCTTTGATTTATATGGTGGAGGAGGGGTCTTTGACCTGCTGCGACTTCTAACCACAGGACGACTAATAGATCTCGGAGGAGTTTTGCTGCGACTTCTAACGGGAGTTGGTGATCTCGGAGGAGTTTTGCTGCGACTTCTAACGGGAGATTCCCGTTTTTGAACAGAGATTATATAATCAACAAAGTCGTTTTTTCGTAGTTGTGATGACGTTTTATCTTTAAACTTCTTTAAACCATAACTTAAGGCCATCTTTTTAAGTTCCGGAACTTTTAACAGTAATAGCTCTGACCTGGTCAAAACACCCGATGCTTGTTTGGGTTGCTTTGAAACAAGCACCTTATCTGGTTGAACTGGACTACCTCCAATAGTCAACAAAAAATCTATAAAATCTTTCTTCAACATTTTTGAAGGTGTTTTATCCTTCCATTTTTTAAGTCCTTCGATTTTAGCTAATTCCTTCAACTCGACGACCTTTTTGCCCATTAAATCCGCCTTTCGATATTTTATTGGCTTGGGACTGGGAGATCGGCCTCTGGGACTGGGAGATCGGCCTCTGGGACTGGGAGATCGGCCTCTGGGACTGGGAGATCGGCCTCTGGGAGAAGGTGTCTTCTTCCTCGACAAAACATATTGTAATAGCTCGTTTTTATCCATTAAATCAACCTTTTTTTTTGACTCTCCAAGTGCCAAAGCCAATTCTTTAAGGTCCTTTTTCTTCATATTTTGTACACCAACCGATGGTGACTCGGAAGAAGAAACCGACGATGAGACGGGCGATGGTGTGACCGACTTTAAAGAATTTATTTTTTTCTTGATTAAATATTGAAGTTCGTTTATGGTCTTATTTCTCCAATCTATATTTAAATTTTTTGCAAGCTTTTTAAGGCTATTGAGATCCATTTCTTCAATTTGAGGACTTTTGGATTTTACAATTGACTTGCATATAGATTTGGACGGTTTAACCTTACCTTTTGAGTCGTAAATCTCGACGCCACAATGCTCCCCAAGAGCCATAACGTCAATTTTATCTAAACTTTGGCATTTTTTTTCGGTTATATCACATAAGGGATCTTTTGTGGTTACAATAGACCCTTCGTCATCATCAGAAGATTGAGATGACGAAGGGTTAGCTTTATAAAGGTTTGAAATTTCGGTGCATATCACATTACGCGTTTTCTCCTTACCATTCGGTAGTTTGGTGTTTACACCGCATTTCTTACCAAGAGCGACAATATCACTCTTTTTATACTTTGAACTTTTTTCACAAGTTTTCAAATCAATATCGCACATATTGGTCTTTATTTATTAAATAAAATTGTCCATGTTTTTCATTTTTTTTTGTTTTCAAAGTACAGTGTACCACGTTAAGTGTATCATCCTTTAATATAAAAATTTTAAGCTTCTTTTAAGCTTAAAATTTACAAAATGATACATCGGTGTTTTTTCTGAGTTTTTTCACGTTTAGACTCTTTAGATTCGGATTTTTGGCCCTCTTCTATAAGTTGTTCAATATATTGGTCTCTTAAAGCCCTGAGTCTCTTTTCGAGTTGTTTTTGACCGTGTATAGCATAAAGTTCTTCTTGTATACTCCAAACATTGAATTGTTTTTCCATTGTACTTTATATATTAGAGAAAAATAACGTATACTCTCACCATGTATACTATAATCGTTTATTATTTCTACACTAATAAAGAGCAACAATGGCAGATTTTGGGGTGTCTCATGTTTTACAAAGCGGTGTTACCAGCATTAATGATCTATTGAACCGTATTTTAATATTGGAAAAACTTGTTCAAAATAAAGGTTTAAGTCTACCTTCAAATTTACCCTTAATGGAGGTCAAACCCACATTAAGCAGTGAAGAATTCAACTCTCTATTGGAAAACAATAAAAAATTCCAATTTTTCAGTTCAGCAGTCGAAGAACTGGGAAAAAAAGATTTAAAACTAACGAAAGAAAGTAAAGAATATACACGACTTATGGTCGAAAACTCCAATGATATAAGAAACATTAAAACAAAGTTGAATGGGCTTGAATCTATGATGGGTAAAAAATAATTTTTAATGGTCCTTGGGACCATTAAAAATTTAGAAACCTTCTAATTAAGTTTTGTGGTTGATAAAATCGTGACAAAGTTTCTCAAATCGTGGTTTTATTACACCTAAAACATAATCGGAATCGGGACTATATATTTTGTTTAACCACCAGTCTTCTATTTTTTCAACAGCCCACAGTTTTTTTTGTAAGGGCATTGGGTTTTTAGATAACCAACACCAATCCCACGGCTTATCTGGGTTTTCGAGTACAATATCGAAAGGAATATTGGGGTTTCGAGATAACCATTCCCAATTCCACGGCTTATCTGGGTTTTTGAGTACAACATCAGTCATATTGGGGTTTCGAGATAACCGCCCCCAATTCCACGGCTTATCTGGGTTTTTGAGTACAACATCAAAAGTAATATTGGGGTTTAGAGATAAACAATACCAATTCCACGGCTTATCTGGGTTTTTGAGTACAATATCGAAAGTAATATTGGGGTTTAGAGATAACCAACCCCAACTCCACGGCTTATCTGGGTTTTTGAGTACAATATCGAAAGTAATATTGGGGTTTTCAGATAACCAATACCAATTCCACGGCTTATCTGGGTTTTTGAGCACAACATCAAAAGTAATATTGGGGTTTTGAGATAACCAACACCAATTCCACGGCTTATCTGGGTTTTTGAGTACAACATCGGTAATATTGGGGTTTTGAGATAACCAACACCAATTCCACGGCTTATCTGGGTTTTTGAGTACAACATCGGTAATATTGGGGTTTTGAGATAACCAATACCAACTCCACGGCTTGTCTGGGTTTTTGAGTACAACATCGAAAGTAATATTGGGGTTTTGAGATAACCGCCCCCAATCCCACGGCTTATCTGGGTTTTTGAGTACAATATCGAAAGTAATATTGGGGTGTTGAGATAACCAACCCCAATCCCACGGCTTATCTGGGTTTTTGAGTACAATATCAGTAATATTGGGGTGTTGAGATAAACAAAGCCAATTCCACGGCTTATCTGGGTTTTTGAGTACAACATCAAAAGTAATATTGGGGTTTTGAGATAACCAATACCAATTCCACGGCTTATCCGTGTTATTTTTTATGAAATTAAAATAATGGTAAGAATACATCTTTATTTTTAATATTTTTTTTTCTTATTTAAATTTCAATTTTCTGCACTTTTTAATGCTCTAACAGAGCATTAAAAATTTATGTTTAAAAGGTCGAATACAAGCTTGGAATTATTTTTTTGAATCCCTTTCTTTCAAGGTTAATTATAGCCATTTCAGAAGCCTTCTTTTCGGCGTCTTTTTTAAGTGCTGCAGCACCTTCTCCAAGCAAATTATTTGAAGAGTCATATACTTTTGAAATAAATAGATTTTTATCGTTCTTTACCACCCTTTCGGTCTTGTACACAGCTTCAGAGCCCAATATGTCTTTATATTGGTCAAACACACCTTTAAGTCGATTTTTTGAATCAACTAAAGTGTTGTAATCGATTTTCAAAGTATATGGTTCAAATAACTTTAACAAAATTGAATATATCAGTTGATATGCCAATCCGGGTTGACTATGGTTAGGTGTAGAATAATCATAGATTACAAATTCAATTACTCCAATTAATGCTTCAAACACGTCTTCTAAAAGTTTTTTTTTTGCTCTAAGTCTAAGCTCTTCGGAAGCTGATATAAAAGGCCAAAACCCCAAATTTTCTGCTATCTGATAAAGGTTATCTTTTGACCCTAAATTAATCTTCATTCTAGCAACAATTTCCACAGCTTCAGACTTACCTCTAAGCTGTGGAAACTTTTCATAGGAACTCCATACAATAAACTTTCCAATGGTTGAGTCACCCATTTGTTCAAATGGTTCATAATTGTACTGTTCGTCGGCACTACTACTCGTAAAAGCCATATTAAAAAAAGGTAGAGTTTGACTATTAACATATTTCTTTATTGATGGTTCATCTAACTCTGCATATTTTAAAATACTTTTTAATAAATCTGTAAAAGATTCGTCTCTTGGACCATAATGTATATCCATCTTTATTTTAACGTAAATTATCTCTGGAAGTTCAATTTTCTGTGGATTGTGTGTTTTTTGACTTGTATAGTCAATACAACTTAAATTTTACGACTAATAAATGAAGATTCAAGAGAAAACATATACCGTGATTTATACTGTAGCGGTTGGACTTGTCGTATTTGGACTGTGTTTTAGGTTTGGTGGAGAAAAATATATTATAGACTACTATCGCAACAAATACAACGACTCTCCAACCAAGACAGTATTGAACGCGTGCAAGTACTTTGGTGTTGCTCTTTATGTATTTGGATGGTTGATAGTATCTGTATGTTTGAGTCTGAAACATAAAGGCAACAGAATCCTTAAAAATTCTATTCTTTCGGTTGCTTTGGTGAGTGTGTTGTGGGCTGTTTTTGAGTTTAAAGAAGAAGGTTTTGTTTTTCAGCCTAAACTACCATTAATTTCCTGTTCAGTATTGTTTTCGGCTTTGGTGGCTCTTATAAGCCTTAAATATTCTCTAAAAGATATCGCTTTAATTGTGGTGGCAAGCTTCCTTATTGTGTTTTCCGAATACGCTGTACTACCATTTCAACGAGAAAATAATATTGTCGATGGTTTAGGTATACCATTACTTATACTCGGCTGGTTTATATTATTTTACGTGTTTAATGGTGATTCGGAACCATTTTCAAAGGTTTTTAATGTTGAGGAAGGAATTCCCCTTCGCGTACTTAGATAAAGTCGTTCGAAACCATTCTAATTTTGATTTTATTATCTAGAAAATGGTTGAATTCAACCATCATTTTGATAAAAATATAATTCATATACAAGTATTAAACTAATAAATGGACGAAATTGAACTAAAGCGGTGTGATAAAACGACTCTGAAAAATATGGCTCTAAATAGGGGGTTGGATAGAACTGGTTATAATGGTAGAAATTTGTCTAGAATGAGAAAGCAAGATTTTATAGATTATATCCTCCACACAGACGATAACGATACATCGGAAGAATTCGAAGAAGAACTTTTAGGGTTTATTTTGAGCCAAATTAGAACGGATGACGCCTTAGATCCAATATTACATATATTTAATGCTTTAAACAGCCTATCGGAGAGAAAGGAACCATCCGAAAATAAAAAGGTTGAAAGAATACCAAACGAAGAAGATGAACAAGTGCCAAAATTAATGATAAACGAAGACCACCATACACCAGAAGAAATTTCTGAGGTTAAAACAAACCTTGTTAATTTAGAAACTAAGATTACATGTGTAGTTTGTCTGACACGCCTCAGAAATGTGGTTTTTGCCCCATGTAACCACTTGGCAACCTGTATTTCTTGTTCTAAAAACAGTTTGTTGACTAAATGTCCACTGTGTCGCAAAGAGTTTACGGGTACAACAAGAATTTTTGCGTGTTAAATTTTTAATGATGTAACCCATCATTAAAAATTTGTAAGAAAAAAGTGTTCAACGTCAAGAAAGATAGAAAATTAAAGTTTCCAATCTTACAACAGATTTTAGGTAAACTGAGACCAGAAATAAAGTTAGTTCAAAAATCCTAAATATCGTTTTTTAAAGCTTAAAACAAGCTTTAAAAAAATTAATCTTTTGTCGCTGAAGGACCTCTCATCCTACCTTCTGATGTGGTTGAAGCTGTCCTTTTTGTTTTAGGAATAAAAGTTAAAGGTGAACTACCGCCACTAACAAATCCACTACTATAAACTTTTGGAGTTCGGCTTTGTGACTCGTAAACACCATTAACGCTATTGTACATTTGCAAAAGGTTAACATTGGTCTTTTTGGCGATAATTTTAGACACAACAAATATTGTGGTTTGAAAGAGCACCAGAGCCATTAATCTTATTTCAACGGGCCAACTACTTACAGCCGAAGGCACATATGATTTCTCCCCCAGCTCTATAAGGAGCTTTTCATACTTGCTCATGTACAATGTTTGTTGTTGGGTATAACCCTCCATATCAAACCCTATTTTACCCAAAACAATTTCACAACCCATAAATCCCATCATTAAATACGACTTGTATGTTTCTACGGTCGAATCTACCGCTAAATTTTTTAAGGTATGGTCGTACGTCTTCTTCATATCCAAGTGGTTAGACATCATGTTAAAGTTGGGTATATGAACTTTAGGGTATGTTTTCTTCAGTCGGTCAAATTTAAATAACAACTCTCGTTTTTGGTCATCTTCATCCCTAGAGTATTCATTTCCAAAAGTTTTTACATTTGGTCTTTCATCTCCATAAACCTTTTTAATTTCTTTTACGGGCGGAATTATGGTTTGATGTTCCTTAATATTACTTTCTTTATTTGTGTGGTTGTTGTGATACTTTTCTTCATTCCTAACCTTAGAAGAAGATAAAATGGACCTTTTAACCTTACGATAACGCTCCGATGATATAGAAGCTGCTAATGGTGAACTGCTAACGGGTCTAACAACTTTACGTTTTAGAATGGGAGAAGGCTCCATTGAATCGGACGATTCCCACATAAAGGTACCTTTTCGTTCGGTGGATGGTTGGTTAGGTTCTTTAATCGAAGTTATTCTTGGTACCGCTTTAAAACCACCACCACCAATCGAATCTTCGCTCGAAACTATAGGCTCGTAATGATGTATATATTTTTCCGCTGCCAATGAACCATTAACTTTTTTTTTATTTATTAACAATTCAAGGTACAACTCGAGCATCTTAGGAAACCTTGGTTTAATTTTGGTTAAACCAAACTCATGTTCGACTTTTCTAATGATAAAACTATTGGTTTTTACAGGCATCTTTATTATTGAGAAAAAGAGAAAATAAAGATGTCTCAAGCCACAGTTTTAAACAATGGTTCATTACCCCAACAATCGACAAATGATAAGTGGTTAATAGCTATGATCCAACCACAAACAAGTTTTGACCTTGAAATTGCTAATAAATTAAGCCCGTTCCCACACTATCCAGGACCAATACGAACGATAGGTGGTTTATACCATGGTCCGAACTGTAGAATACCCGGATTTCAACCATTAATTCAACCTATTCTCAGACCTAAAACACATGTTCCAAATTGTCTAACAAGTCACTGTTACGAGTATGGAAACACGAGGTTTCCTCCAATGTGCGAGTGCGGCGACAAGTATGACTGTCGATCTTACGGTAAATGTTACAACAATAGTTGTGTTGTGGCTGGTTGGAACAGAGAAAGTTGTAGCGGTAACTGTTCTCCAACATGTGGTACATGCAACCATAATTCAAATGTGATATTTCATTAGATTTTAATGGTTAAAAAACGCCATTAAAATCTACCATTTATTATTATTAACCCTTTGAGGCCCAAATTGACCAATAAGCCCGTAGGACGTGGGATGTTGGGTCTGAAAGGGTTAAAAGAGGTCATTTCTACCTTTAATTAAATGTATTTAAAAAAGTGTTAATAATGGTAGATAATAAATGACTTCTATTGTAAATGGGTTTACCGTTCAAAAATCCACTAAAACTAGTTATGATACCGGGCAGCCATGTAGTTGCTTTACTTGTGCCTTTACTACTACAATAAGACCATGTAGCAAGACAGACAGTATGGATGATTGGGAGTATGGCCACGAAGCCTGTTGTTTCACATGTCCAAATAAAAGGCGTTGTGCAAAACCAGATAAAAACGAATGTTTTATAGGTGTAGACTCCCATAAAAGAGACCCGCTTTCAAAAGTGACGTGGAATGGTAGGGGTCCTAACCTTAAATGTATATACGACGTCAACAAGGTCAATACTATGGACCAAATTGACAATTTTAAACAAAAGTTTGGAACTCATGGTGACTTTAATACCATAGTGGCAAACTTTTGTCAACAATCTTCAGATACATGTGTCATAGACCCAGATACCGGTAAAAATATGACAAAGTGTTCAAGGTTAAAGTCGACCGGTAAAGATGGTGAGCTGTGTCGTGGTTGGTTTAACCAACAACCTAAAAATGTTCAAGACACGGTGGTTCAAAACTATTGCGCGGTCAACAACACACCAGACTGCAAGTGTGTCAATAGATCTTTAAACGAGGTCTATCGCAGCCTTAAAGTTGGAAAAGTTATAAATGATGGTTGTTGGTTCACCCCTTGCGCCAACCCACAATCATACCTTCAAACAACAGATGTTGAAAACCCTTCTTGTCCAGACAATTTCTGCGATGTTATATTCAACATTGTTAAAGATAGGGATGTGTCCATAGATAACATTAAAAACGATGTGAACTGCGTGTTTAAACCTGCTCCAAAACCACCTCCACCTAAGCCAACTCCACCACCCGTAGTGCCTCCTAAGCCAACTCCACCTCCTGTAGTGCCTCCTGTAGTGCCACCTAAGCCAACTCCACCACCTGTAGTGCCTCCTGTAGTGCCACCTAAGCCAACTCCACCACCTGTAGTGCCTCCTGTAGTGCCACCTAAGCCAACTCCACCACCTGTAGTGCCTCCTGGTCCTACTCCACCTTCTCCACCACCGCCTATACCAGGGCCACCTTTACCTCCGGTTCCACCTTTGGATTTAAAGAAAAATTATTTGGTGTTAGGGTTCATTGTAATTATAATTTTAATACCATTTTTCCAAGGTTCAAGAAGCCTTTTTGCAAATCATGTATTCTTAAACACAATTTTTATGGTTCTTTTAGGTATAAATATATACAGTCTACAAAGTTATATAAACACAAAGGTATAATTTTTTTGAATAAGGTTAGAAGTATTTTTAAAGCTTGTTTTAAGCTTTAAAAATAATCACAAATTTTTAAAAACTTGTAAACGTCCTTTTTTATCAAGTTTTCATCGAATCCGCTAATTAGAACTTTTCCGGTAGAAAACAACCTAAAAGTTAAATATTTTTTATTTAAAGCATTCTGCTTCTGTTCACCATCAAGTAGAGTTGTGTACGACTCGTATGCTATGTGCTGGGTGGTTTTACCTTGTTTCTTATTCCAACAAACATGTTTTATTGGATGGTTAATAAACTCCCCAACATCAAAAGATTTTTTGATCGTTATAGCTCTATCGTTAGGGAGAAAAAAAGCCACAAAATTTTTATCAATAAATTTTTGGATTATGTCTACCTTTGAATTTTCGAAAATATTTTTTGTTACTTCTTGGTCCAACATAATCATAAAATTACATAAAATTGGAACTATCACAATTTCCAATCTATCATTTTCGGTGTAAGTTTTAGCTGTAAATACATCATTATTTTTATTTAATTTTTCTAATAAAGTGTATATCTTGTACATAACCTTTTCAACGTCTACTTGTGGTATACCAATAACCTGAAACGTTCCGATATTTGTAATCTTTATATGGACCATTTTCTTCTTGCGCTTAAATAAGGTGTGACACATCACAAGATGGCACGCGTTTTTAAATCCATTTTTGGTTTTAAAAAGGTTCTCATTCCCCTTAATTATCTTTTTATATTTTAAAGCTGTAATGGTACCAGCTCTATTAGACTCACTTGATATATTTATAGCCTCGACCAGGTTTTCGAGATTGATAATAAGATTGGTTTTGACCAAAAAAGTCTGGAGAACCGGTGTTTCAAATATATTTATTTTGTTTGACATTATGGTTTATTTATACTTTTAAAATAAGAAAAATTTCAATTTGTTGCTATAGCATTTGATTATTTATTATTCGACCCTTGTAGTCGCGGTCACAGTTTCGCTTTCGACTATACAAGCCAAATTATAGTAGACTCTGTCATTTATCCACAAATGAAATTTTAACCATAAAACTAAGAAAAAACGCAATGTTGTTTTTAGAGTCTCCAAAAGTAAGAGTTGAGTGTCGTCTCTCACTCAACACAACTCAACTCAACTCAACACAACTCTCAAAATCTAAGAGTAGACTCCAAAAAAGTAAGGATTCGAGACAAATCGTAAGGATTCGAGACAAATCCGACTTGTTCAACAACATATCTAGATTTCTCTTCTTCGACTTGTATAGTCGCACTCACACAATCTATCTTCATTATATAAAAATTGAAATTTTGACTATAAAAAATTAATTTAATAAATATGGCGCAAAACAAGCACGAACCTTATAAAAAAATTGATCTATCAGTTGTTGATAGAAAAAAGATTAAAAATAACCATGGAATTGAAGCCAATGAAAAAGTTAAGATTTATGATGAAATCAAGCGCGTCAAAGAGCTATGGACGTTTCCAAGAAATTTTAAACAGATACCAGAAGCTATAAGGTGTCATTGGGACCACCACACTTTCGAGGGTGTAGGTATATTTTGCCCACTCCACTATAAACCTAAACAGGTGGCAAAAACAGGTGTAACCGAGGTTAAAACAAAAGGGGAAATTTCAAACACGGTTTATACCATAAAAGAAAACATTCCAAAGAAAAAGGATATATCGGATCTTTTAAGGTCGAATGAGATCATTGAAATTTCAGATGCTTATTATGAAGTTGATGGTCTATTTTGTTCACCAGAATGTTGTCTCGCTTTTATAAATGACGAAAAAACAAAGGTTGGGGGGTCCAAATATTCAGATTCTGAAAGACTGTTACATTTTATGCTTGGTTTAACCACCCGTATCTCACCGGCAAACAATTTTCGATTGTTGAAAGCTTATGGTGGTAATTTGACCATTGAACAGTTCCGTAAGAGCAATAAAAGTATAAAATATGAATATTATGGTACAACTGTCCTTATTTCACACTTGTTTGAAAAGAAAATAAATTTAACCGAAAAGTAATATAATTATTTTTAATGCTTTCAAAAAGCATTAAAAATTTAATTTTTTTACGATTAATTTAACCTCAAATGTGCCTTTAACCCTTTCGGTCCCATGGGTCTGAAAGGGTTAAAACGGTGATATTTTTGCCGCTGTTAATGTTGCAAATGTTGTTGCAAAACCCCAAGGTTCATTTCTTATTGTACCAGCTCTTATACACAACAGTGTTATTTTATCATTTGCGGCTAAATTACAAACAATAGAATTGCTAACTCTTGTGGTTGATGATGCCCCAGATCTAACGGCACCTAAAGCTGTACCATTAATAGCTATATCAAAAACAATATCCCCAACATACACACTACAATCAATTAAATAATAACCAGCAAAAGTAACAGTTAATCCTGCTCCTGTAGTCGGTAATGCGGGCGATGCATTCAAAGTTGGTGTGATATTTAATTGAGTTAAAGTGGTATTGAATGGAATAACTTGTCCTAAAGGTATAGAAAGACCAGTATTTGTAGCGGTTGTATAGAAATATATGGTTGCATATGCTTGATTAACAACAGCTGTCAATGATAAGACAGAACCAACCATAGTTAATCCTGATCCTAATGATATATTTGTTACTGCGGATGTATTGTTATTTGAACCTAGCAGTTGTGATGATCCACCTAAATTGGCTAATTTGGTAGTTGTTATGGCTAATGGTGCTACTTCAGGTGATGCGGCTGTACCAGTCAGATCACCTGCAAGTTGAACCTTACCTTTAACTGAAGTGGTTGCATCTGGTATGGTGGCTGAAGCCACCTGAGCGTCAACATAGGCTCTATTAGCAAGTGCGTTGCCTGTAGATGGAGCTAAAGGTTGTATAATAGCACCCGACATTGTACCACCAGCTAATGGCAAAAAAGAACCAGAAAGCGAAGAAGTGTTAACATCTAAAGTAGAACCTGTCATACTCAGCCCGGCCCCAAGAGATATATCGGTTGCGCTTTGAGATGCCGAAGAAGATCCTTTGAGTTGACTAACAGCGCTCAGATTAGC